GAGAAGGAGTTAGTAGTGGGGGTTTCTATATTAGTAATAGTGCTACTGCGGGTTCTGGCGGTGGCGGTGGCGGTGGTGGATTTGATGAACGCACAGGATCAGGTTACGTCATTAATGCTGGTGGTGGTGTAGGTAAAGATGGAGAGGGTTCATCCGTAGAGAGTGGTTCAGCAGGATCTATTGATAGTTTTGGTGAAGGTGGTAGTGAAGGTGCTGACGGTGGATCAGGAACATCTTCATCAAATACTGGTGGATTGTATGGCGGTGGCGGTGGTGCAAGAAGTAATGATGATACATCTTCTGGTAGAGATGGTGGCGAAGGGGTAGTGATTATAATATGGGGTTGTGGTGTATCTTATCCAAAAGGTACTGCAACATAAATTTAAGTTGACAATTCATAATAAATCTATTATAATATTCTTATCTTCAATATCCTTGTAGTTTCGGGATTGAAGTCACTTCTCTGTGGTGGGAGAAGTGTGTTGGTGAAAAAACAGGGAGGATTTTTCCTCCCTTCTTTTTTTATAAATTACTATATCAATGTTAATTATTAAAAATGAATTTTGTAGTCTATTCAAAAAATGGTTGTCCATATTGTGATAAAGTAAAAACAGTTTTAGAGTTGACAGGAAGTGATTTTGTAGTATATAATTTAGGAGAACACTTTGAACAAAAAGAATTTTATCAGGAATTTGGAAATGGATCCACATTTCCACAAGTAACTTGTAATTCTAAAAAATTAGGAGGTTGTGTTGACACAATTAAATTCCTCAAAGAAAATCAAATTATCAAAGTCTGATATAAATAAAATCGACATTCCATTTAATCGTGGTGTTGACCTTATGCTTTCTGGGGGTAAAGTAAAGAGTAAAAAACCATTACATATAATATTCAAAAAAATAATTTGTCTTTTTAATAAAGAGATAGATATCCATTTTGAATTTTCCTTATCACTAAGGAACAAAAAATAACTTTAAAGGAGGTAACAAATGACCATAGAAACAATATTAGTGTTAGTGTTACCAATATCATTTTTATTATTTTGTGCGGGAGCAATTGGTGGATGGGTTGCCAGAGATTATATGATGAACTATCAGGAAATACCGAGACCTCACCCTGAAATGTTTGATGAAATGGGAAATTTAGTTCCAGATGAGGTTATAGCATTCAGATTTGAAAACAATTATGACACAGAAAACAGCGACGAAGACTACTAAAAAATCAAAAAGTTTTACGGTTAATTCTAATTTAAATTTACCATCTAATCCATTAATATTTGAAGTTTTTGATCTGGTATCAAAACAAAGATCTAAAGCTAAAAAAGTGGAGGTTTTAAGAAAGTATGATGATCAATCAATAAGAAGAATTCTTATATGGAATTTTGATACATCTATACAATCAATACTTCCCGAAGGAGAAGTTCCTTATGAAGGTTATGATGAACAGAATACTTATAGTGGAACACTTTCTACAAAAATTTCTGAACAAGTTCGTGCCATGCATGTCAAAGGAAATTTTTCATTAGGTGTTAGTGATGTTCAAGGTCATACCACCATTCGTAGAGAATCTAAACATTTTTATAGATTTGTTCAAGGTGGTGATAACACATTGAATGCTATTCGTCGTGAAACAATGTTTATTAATATTCTACAAGGTCTTCATCCATTAGAAGCAGAAATTTTATGCTTAGTAAAAGATAAAAAACTATCTGATAAGTATAAAATTACAAGAGAGAATGTTGAAGAGGCATATCCAAATATTATATGGAGTGATAAAAAATGAGTTTAGCAAGACCAGTAGATGAATCACTTAGAGCAGCTCAGGAACATTTAAGAGATGCTTTAGCATTCGCAGCACGTGGTGAGAAACCATATGTATCAAAACATATTGCTGATTTTTTAGTAGACATTGATACTCTTATTGATGCTCATGAGGTAATAGAAAGAATAAATGAATTTAGTAAAAAAGAGGATGAAAAATGAGTGTTACAAAAGAAACTAAAAGTAAACAAAAAAAATGTATTTGGTTAAAAGAAGAGAAAGAAACATCAAAAGAAGTTTATGGTTGTGAAATTTTAGTTGAAAATGGTTCATTAGATGATGTAATGACCACTGATGCACCAACAGATGCATTTGTCGTGACATATGAAATAGATGGGACGGTTCATCGTGATCTTACAAGAGGATCAAGAGTGCATTTATTTGATATGTATTATGATAAGTTTAAAATGGGTTTGAAGGTCATCGACTATGGTAAAGGTGGTATCAAACCAAACCTTTGGGGTTATCGATCACCCACATCACCCAAAAAGAAAAGAAAGTCTTAGGCCACCAAAATCAGCTTTTGATTCCAAAATATCCCGATAAAAAATCGGGGTATTTTTTTTAGCCACAGGATTTTGTATCAGAAAATACAGAAGTGCTTGACTATATACTATACATGTGTTAGTATTAACACAACGTTCATCCTCCTCATTGCTAGGGGAGGACGCAAGTAAGCCGACTCGGAACGGATCGTTCATCCTTATGATTGAAACTTTAATTGCCACAGCAACTGCTACTACTACTATAGTTACAGTATCATGTGCAGACATCAATACTCTTGTTGATCGTGCTAAAGTCTATCCTGACCTTAGTAAAGAAGATAGACAGGAAATTATTGATCTATATTATAATTTTGGTGAAAAATATGGTTTATATTGTAAGGACGCAAAAGCCGACTAAAGGAACGGGCCTTAAAATCCAACTACTTTAGGAGTACCATCATGGCACAAGTCACATACCGTGGTATTAAATACGATACCAACGATAAAAAGCAAACATCATCCAATAAGTTAGAATTAACTTATCGTGGTGTAAAGTTCAATAAAGAACTTGTTAGTGCTTAATTTAGAACTAACAATAAATTTGGAGGGTCTGCTTGACAGACTCTCTTTTTTTGTGTAAAATACTTAAATACCATATAAAAATTTGTTATGGATAAGGATAAATTGAAACTTATTGTTCGTCAACTAGAATTATCAGTAGACGCTATAAAAGCAGAAATTTACTCCGATGTAGATTTATATAAAAATTCAACTGCTTTTAAAGAGATAAGTGATTATGATGAACTTTACGATGATGATGATGGGTACGCAGACTAATGAGATCTAAAGAACTATTAAAAAACTTAAAAAAAGCTCTTCAACAAGATTATTTGTATAATGATGAAGAATTGATTTTTATGAAAAAACAACTTAGAATATTGGAAGAAGATATTCTAAAAACACGTAATAAACCTGAAGGATTTGGTAAATGACTGTAAAACTTGTAAGTATAACTCCCGATGCAGAGCAAACGATGGCATATATTGCCAGAGTTTCTAATCCATCAAATCAAGATAATGAAAATTATTCTGGTTTGTTAAGATATTGTATTAAACATAATCATTGGTCTGTATTTGAACAATCATCTATGACATTAGAGATTGAAACAACAAGGGCTATAGCAGCACAGATTTTAAGACATCGTAGTTTTACATTCCAAGAATTCTCACAGAGATATGCAAAGAGCAATGAACTTGGTAAAATTGAATTGCCAGATTTAAGAAAACAGGATTTAAAAAATCGTCAAAACTCTACAGATGATCTAGATCCTTTTGTAAAACAAAAACTTGAAGCACAAATGATTACCCTCTTTAGTTCTGCTCAATCATTATACAATCAAATGATTGATGAGGGAGTTGCAAAAGAATGTGCCAGAATGGTATTACCACTATGCACACCCACAAGAATATACATGACGGGATCATGTCGTTCTTGGATTCATTATATCAATTTAAGATCAGCACACGGAACACAAAAAGAACATATGGAGATTGCAGAGGCATGCCGAAAGGTGTTTACCGAACAGTTTCCTTCTGTATCTGAGGCCCTTGAATGGGAATAAATAACTTAACAAAACTTAAAAAATTATGCCCACATATCCAGTAATACATAAAGAGACAAAAGAGAAAAAAGAACTCTCTATGACTATGAAAGAGTACGATCAATGGAGAAAAGATAATCCAGAATGGGATAAAGATTGGCAAGCAGGTGTTGCTGCATCTCATGAAATGTTTAGATGGACAGGTGAAGCAGCATCCTCTGGTTGGAATGAAGTATTAGATAGAGCATCAAAACAACCAGGTGCAAACGTTCGTAAAAACAGAGATTATTCATTCTAATGCCTAGAAGAAAAAGAGCATCTGGAGATCAACCGATTGGAGTTGGATTGACCACTAAACAGATGAAGAGAAAAAAACCTTTGAGCTCTGATTATTTGGTTAATATAGAATCTCTTAATGACAATCAACAAAGATTATTTAATTCATATAAAAATGGTAAGAATTTAATTGCCTATGGTTGTGCTGGAACTGGTAAAACATTTATTACGTTATATAATGCTATAAGAGATGTTCTAAGTGAGAATACACCTTATGAACACATTTATTTGGTTCGTTCCTTAGTTGCCACTAGAGAGATTGGTTTTTTACCTGGTGATCATGAAGATAAAGCAGATATATATCAAATTCCATATAAAAATATGGTAAAATATATGTTTCAGATGCCATCTGATGCAGACTTTGAAATGTTATATGGTAATCTTAAATCTCAGGAAACAATAAAATTTTGGAGTACATCATTTCTTCGTGGAACTACATTAGACAACTCTATTGTAATAGTGGATGAATTTCAAAACTTAAATTTTCATGAACTGGATAGTATTATTACAAGAGTTGGTGAAAATACTAAAATTATTTTTTGTGGAGATGCAAGTCAGTCTGATTTAGTTAAAACTAATGATCGTAATGGTATTGTTGATTTTATGAACATCTTGCGAAAAATGCCATCTTTTGATATAATAGAATTTGGTATTGATGATATTATTAGGTCAGGCCTTGTAAAGGAATACCTTATGGCAAAAGTTGAAGCAGGTATTTAATGTTTAATCATATTGATTTGAATCTTGAACCTCTCAAAAGAGAGACTATAGATGGTGTTCGTTATTATTCTATTCCAGATGAAGAAGAACTGGTTAAATTAGTTTCTATCACTTCTGTTACCAGTCATTTTAATAAAGAAATTTTTGTCAATTGGAGAAAAAAAGTAGGTAATGAAACTGCAGATAAAATCACAAAAGCGGCTACAACCCGTGGGACTGATATGCACACTCTTACAGAACATTATCTAAAAAATGATGAAGAACTTCCTACTGTTCCACCTATTTCAGATTTTTTATTTAAGATTGCCAAACCAAAGTTAAATTTAATTGATAATATATACGCTTTGGAAGGTGCCCTATATAGTAAAGAACTAGGTATTGCTGGAACTGTTGATTGTATTGCAGAATATGATGGGGAGTTATCAATAATAGATTTTAAAACATCTAAAAAACCTAAACCACGGGAGTGGATTGAACATTATTTTGTTCAAGCAATGGCATATGGTTGTATGCTATACGAAATGAAAGATATTTCGATAAAAAAACTTGTAATTATTATGGCTTGTGAAAATGGAGAATGTGTCGTTTACGAAGAAACCAACAAAGCAAAGTATATTAAACTCCTCGGAGAATATATTAGAAAGTTTATTGGAGATAAATTGGAGCTCTATGGAACCAAATAAAGAATTAGAAAAGGTGATAGAAAAAAAATTTCTAACACCATCAAAATTTGCCATGGAAATTGAAAATATTGTGGCAAATGAGGATATGAATTATATTGATGCCATTTGTTATTATTGTGAAATTAATAATCTTGAGATAGAATCAGTTACAAAATTAGTTTCTAAACCCCTTAAAGAAAAATTGAAGTGGGATGCTCAAGAACTTAATTTTATGAAAAAAACTTCTAGAGCTAAATTACCATTATGATTTTTTATTTACCATCACCAGTATACGTACCTCCAACCCAAGCGACATTCGTTGAGACCAGAGTATTAGTCGTAAAACATACTACTGGTAGTGAAGTTAAATCTGAGATGGTTAATCCAAAGGTTCCTAATCCTTTTTATTATAGAAATTTTTTTGAATAAAAACTACATCATATGAAAGTGACACCATTTGAAACCTACCAAACTTATCTTTCCATGAAAAGTCATTTTACTAATCCTAAGTATGACTTTATAAAATATGGAGGTAAATCAAGAGCCACTATATCATCCTTTAATAAGAGAAAGGATAAGTATTGGTTTGAGAAAACTTCTAGAAAATATTCTGATGAAGAAGTGCTAAATTTTCTTTTGGCAAATTTTGTAAACACTAACACACCCCAAAACTTATGGATCGGAGAGATAATCAACAGTGGAGAAAAAACCTACGCAGAGTGGATGAGACGGAAACAGAGTATGACTTATATTTTCAAGGAGCAAACAGAAAAACTTCTCTCAGAGAACGACTTATCGAAAGTGTTCAATTGCTCGAAGGGACATCCCCCATTATTAAAAAAATATCTAGGTGGAGAAATTTCGCTAGAAACACTTATAATACTGGAAAAAGTTTTTTCTTTCGTAAAAAACTTTGATAAAAATTTAAAAGATCCAGTATGGGAAACCGTAAGTTTAAAAATTAAAAAGTATATACCTTTCCTAAATATTAATGTATTTCAATATAAAAAAATTTTACGAGACTTAATAAATGAGTGATTTCTTTAATTCCGAAATAGTTCAAGATGAATTGAACGAAATTAATGATCTTCAAAAAGAAATTTATGGAGATGCTTTTAATTTTCCATTATTATCTCGTGAAAGTAGATTGAAACACATTGATCGATTGAAAAAATTATTAGAAAGGCAGAAAGTTATGTATGCTAGATTATCTCTTTCAGAAGATCCACAAGCTCTTGAACTGAAATCTCAAATAGAGGAATCAGTTACCATGTTGGGTTTTCCTACAGGGACTAGTATGAGTGTATTGTTTGACGGTATGAGTCAGACAATCGAAACACTTGAATCTGCTGTTGACTTATAGTATATTTTTTGTTATAATCTAAACATCCAATTAATCCAATTAATCCGAGGTAATCTAATGTCGTTTGCTAATCTTAAAAAGCAATCAAAACTAGGCTCTCTTACACAAAAACTTGTGAAAGAAGTCGAAAAAATGAATAATAACGGTGCATCAGGTGATGACCGTCTATGGAAATTAGAATGTGATAAATCAGGTAATGGTTATGCTGTTATCCGCTTTCTACCTGCTCCAGATAAGGAAGATCTACCATTTGTAAAACTATACTCTCATGCCTTTCAGGGGCCTGGAGGTTGGTATATTGAGAACTCTCTAACCACTCTTGGTCAGAAAGATCCAGTTTCCGAGTACAATACTACTCTATGGAACAATGGAACAGATGCGGGTAAAGATGCTGCTCGTAGACAGAAGCGTAAACTTACTTATATCAGTAACATCTATGTTGTGAAGGATCCTGCTAATCCTGAAAATGAGGGTAAAGTATTTCTATATAAGTATGGAAAGAAAATCTTTGACAAACTTACTGCAGCAATGCAACCTGAGTTTGAGGATGAGGAAGCA